GTGATTTTTAGGATGAGTTATAAAAACAGAACCATCCCCATCAAAATAACCTCTCATAAAATGATTGACTAGATTATCTGGAAGATTTGGAAATTTTAAAACTAATGACTTTCTTGGAATACAGCCATGATTGACCAAAGAGTCAAACATCATTGTACTAGTTAGATGTACAGTATGCACATCTTTATAAGTTTTAGTTGTAAAATCTCCTTTTACGGCTTCTATAAATTTATCTATAACTTCCTTATCCTTAACAGCTAGAGATATAATCTTTTGCCCTGTGGGTTTATGCTGTACGCAGCCGTCTGCATACAGGAAACCTAACCAGTAGGCCTTAGATTCTGTATCTACACTGTTAAAGAAATGTTGATCATAGCTTCTTCTATAAGAACCTCCTATTCTTTTGGTAATATTTTGCTGAGCAATCTTTTTATTAATAAAAGATTCTGAGCATTTAAAGATAGCTGCAATTTTAATGCAGCTTAATCCTTGATTATACATTAGTATAACTTCTTCAATCGGTATTACTAGTTTTTTCATATACTAATATACTGATTAATTTCTATTATACCAAAACTATTTAAGAAATTTGGCTGCGGATTATCCAATCTTTATCTTTTTTACCTTACCCAGTTTATTACTCTGGCCACATATACATTACTATATATGCTTGGTAGATAAAGCTCTAAGGAACTTCCCGTCAATTTAAAACTTTCATACTGTACATTACTGTACAGCGGGACTTAGTTACAAATCCATAGCAATATTAGCTATCATCTGATTTTCAAATTCATCATGCCTAAGTAAATGGAAAAATACTATATGTAAGAGTTCATGATGTAATAAGCCTATCCTATGATTAGGTTCTAAATTAGACCAGAATTCTTCATTTACATCTAGTTTATAGTTAATTCCTTGTTTACTTACTCCTGCTGTAGGAACCTTTTTACTTACCTTTTTATCTAGGAGTAACATATACATCCCATAGAAAGGTTGTTTTAGCATAAGGTCCTTACCAGTTTTAGATATTTCATTTAATACTTTTTGACTCATTTCTTTTTACTATTTTTAATTCATAATCTTCTTCTAAAAAAGTTGAACCCGAAGAGATATACATTTTTGTAACAAGCTTTTCAAATCTTTTTAGTAAATAGTTTATTGCATCTTCATCTTTATGTCGATACAATAATTCGTAAGCTTGATTAGTAGTACCAGCATAATAAGACCCTTTATCACTAAGAATAGGTATTTCCGCGAATATTTCTCGTTTTATACTATAATTATCGACATGTATTAATAATAATGTAATCCAGGGAGCTGACTTTACTAAATCACATTCTTTTAAAATACCTATTAAAACTACTAGATTTTCTTTATCAGGACTTAATAATAAGTCTAAGTGTCTATCAAAGTTCGATTTGTTGATGATGTGTTTCTCCATCTATTTTAAGTGTTTAAAACAACTAATCTTCAATTTTCATGGTTTTTATAGCCCATAATTCAGGTTTTCCTGATTCAATCATCTTAAGCCACTCTTTAGCAGATGGAATATAGCCGTTACAGTCTTCTTTTACATGTTGTTCTCCGATATATCTTGTGTATACAGTTTTACCTTCTGAATTTTCAAAACTTGGTCCAAACTTTTTCTCACATTCAAATATTCCTTCACTGTGGTGACGGAACATTCTATGTTTACTATGTCCTATCCAAGCTTTAGTTTCATCAAACCAGTTGTGAATTGCCTCATAATCAGATACTTGACCTCCAAATTTCTTTACTGAGCTTTTACAATGTTGTAACGGATGTCCCATATTTTTCTTTAATAATCTCAATTAGTTTTTTAATACATTCAAGTTCAGCTTCTTCATAAGTTTTATAATCATCTTTTGAAAAATCATGTGAACCATATTTGAATTTACCTGTTTTATAACAAAAGCACTCCATATCACCTCTCCAAAGAATCTCAGCTTGTAACTTATACTTCTCTCTAAACCATCTAAATGCTTGTTGGTAGAGTGGTGCAAATAGTACAGAAATTTTAAATTCTCCTGGAAAAACTTTTTCTATTATCAATTCAATATTAGGTGTTGTTGTACTCCACCATCCTAAACAAGGTTCATCAAATCCTAATTCTTTAAGAGCTAGAGCTTGTTCATATGTTACAAATTCTCTTTCCATGTTATTTATTTTTGTTTAACTATTTCTATTAACTTGTTTAAACATTCAAGTTCTGCCTCTTCATATGTTTTATATTCTTCAGATCTATCTATTCCAAACACAGTGTAAACATATACTCTATTGGTTAAGTCATCACTTATGTCATACACTATTTCATGTTGTAGACTATGCTTCTCTCTAAACCATCTCCAACATTGTTGATATAGTGGGGCAGTACAATAAGCGTCATACATTCCTAATTTGTTGCAATTGGAGTTCATTTTACCTTCTTCCCCAATATAGTTGCCTTGTCCATTGTAATACCCAAAACAAGGTTCATCAAATCCAATTGACTTCATATCAAGAGCTATCTGATATGGTACAAAATTACTTTCCATTCCTTGTTTTTTTACTTCTTCCATTATAATTTATTTTCTATTGTTCCTGAATGTTGATATGATTCTATATCATAAACACGTATATTATTTGAAATTGAATATTCTAAGGTATCAAGATCAAGATGTATTTCTCCATAACCTCCATCATTATTATACCAATCTTCAATATTTTGTAATAAATTAGAATAACAGTAATCGCTAATAGCTTCTCTAATAGCTTCTCTATCAATATTGTCCATTTCAATTATATATTTTTCATTACCTCCAGCATCTTCAGTTAGTATTTCGTCTATATCACCACTATCTCCACTACCAGAGTATCTGATTATTAATTTAATATAACCCGCGTCTTTTAATTTAGTTAGTTCTGAAATCATTTTTTTTTTGTTTATAAAATTTACCTAAAATATTAGAATTCAAGAAGTTATCTTTTTCGAGTACTTCATGTATAAATTGATATTTAGTTTCCATATACGATAATTCTAATTTAGAATAACAAATACATAGTATTTCTCTTTTAATTTTTACATCATCGTTATGAGCTTTTTTTAATACCTCGTTACTACTATAGTAGTTTTCATATGCTAGTTTCTTTACCCGTTTATAGGTCTTTTTACGTTTATCAGTAGGTAAATCTTTTTTAGCTAATTTAGATTTTCTATCGGAATAAAAGTTCTTTTTACCGATATATAACATAGAAGCACCATCTATTACAGCGCTCATAATATATACAAATCCAACACTATTTTCAGGTATCATTTCTGAAGTAAAGACAACTCCTTTATAAATCCAACTCATAGATATTGATTTAAAATTTGTTTTACTTGGTCAACTCCATAATCTTTAATAGAGTCTGATAGATCTTTAGATAACGGAATTGATATAAATTCTATATTATATTTTTCCTTATACTTTAAAGCCTGTGTTTCACCGGTTTTATCATTATCATATAAAACATATACTTTTGGATACTTATCTAATATCTTTTTAACAAGATCTTCTTTAAGCATAACCGTCTCACTATTAGGAGCTAAAAAGTCTACGTCATACCCTAAGGATACTAGACTTAACCCATCTTTTATTGACGATACTATTACTAAAGTTGATTTATCCCAGGTTAATTGATCAAAACCTTGAACATATTGTTTATAGATATTAAATTTCTTATCAGTTTGTAAAGGAGAATATGTCTTATACAATGTACCGTCTTTCTTAGTATAAGCGTACATCATACCTTTCCTTAGTCTGAAATTTTTATAACCATTATCAAATAAGATATATTCTAATGGATATATGTTATATTTCTCTAGTAAAGATTGACTAATATTATAGGATTGCCAATATGTAATATCAGCAAAAGAATATGGTCTTACCTTATACTCTTTTATCTGATACTTAGGTGTCATATTAGGTTGAAGTTTTTTAGGTACGTTTCCCGTATCTATAAACATTTTATAATCATTAATAATAGTTTCTTTAGCTTCATAATAAGTTACATCCTTTTTATTTAAAAGCTTACTAATCATGATATAAAAGTCAATGATATTACCACCTTTACCTATTGAAAAATCGTGAAATAATAATCGGTCATCCTTATAATAAAAAACTAATGAAGGCTTAGTATCTTTAGGATTGAATATTGATAATACCGAATGATTTTTTATATTATCGGGTATTTCAACACCGGCGTAATAAAAATATACCCAATGATCTGGTATATCTTTACAACTAAGTACTAAACTTGTCTTTATCATAATTAATATAGTTAAAAAAAGGAGTCCTACTTGATTCAGACTCCTTTGATTAATTGCCGGATTTTAAATTAAAGATCAATATCAAAATCAGATCCTGAATCAGAATCAGAATTATCATTTGTTTCTTGACTTGGTAGCTTTATAGCATGAACATCAGAATCAAACTCTACAACTTTAGATAAATCACCATCAGCTGAAGAATATGGATAACGTCCATCTATTCCATACGGAAAAGATAAATCCCATTCTAAATAGTTACTATCTCTTTTTTTATACTGTGTACCTTGAATACATACATATAGCCATTTATCTTCATAGGGAGCATCATCATTAAACGCTTTAACAAAATCTTCAACGGTTTCATATTTACCATCTACAGATTTCCACCAATCCATACAACCTAGACTTAAACACATACCCTTTATACTAGCTAGTACAGAACTAACTGTATCTCGAGGTTTACCGTTTTTAGTTCTACCGGTATAGAATGGAAAAGGATTAGCCTTTACCCAAGACACTCTACCCTCGTGATCACCTTTACTGGGATCATCCTTATCTATTTGAAATCCTTGAAAATCACCTCCTACAGGTTCACTTTCAAGAACATAAATAAGATTAACAGCATTTTCATATCCTCTAATGTTTACAGGATTATACTTTACGCTTACAATCTTAACTTTGTGATTACCTGGTTCTAACTTTTTATTCCATGTACCACCTTCACTCTTTGCTGATTTTGTTGTTCTAATCATACCTTTTTATTTAAATGTTAACATATACTCTATCCCAATGAGTAATAAAATTACCCGATCCATCATCTTCTGATAATACTATTTCAGCGTTTTCTAAATGTTTAGGTCTAGCGCCACAAGCAATTTTATCAGAAGTTTTAAAACTTAATATATTCTGATTTCCTTTTCTATATAAATACCCAATAGCGTCTGATTTATAAGCCGCTGAGGTTTTAATCTTACCAGTAAGATCTATATCCAAAGCGCTGAAATCTGAACCAGCTTTATCTAAGTTTACGTCCTTAACATGTCCTAACAATATAATATGATCAGCACAAGACTTAATCTCATTAACAGTTGATGAAAACGCGTCTCTTAACCATTTATAACCAGCTCCATTAGGTAGATTAAGAATACTATGTAATTCTTTCTTTCTAGGACCTGGACCAGTTATAATACCTTTAGGGTCTTTGGCTAACCAACCTTTACCCATAGGACTTCTATCATACAGAATATCAGCATATTCTACACACATTTCTTCAAGAGCTGTAATAGTATCAATAGCTATAAACTTATAAGGCTTATCAGCTTCTTTAATAGCTTTGATTACAGCAAATAATTCTTTTATAGAATTAGCTTGAATCTTCATAGCATCTACATATTTACTTCCTTTTTCTAAATCAATGATTAGACAATTAGGAAGAGCTGCAATAGCTGTTGTCTTTCCTACCTTAGGTTTAGAAAAAATTATAAGGTTTGTAGGATTGTCAGAATCAGCTTTTACAATTTCTGTCGGTAATTTAATTTCCATTATTCTATGCTATCTATTAATATATTTAACCATTCTTTATCACTAACAGGTTGTTTCCAAATAATAGCCGCGAAGTCCTTAATAGTCATTTGACTAATTAATTCTTCTTTATTTGCGTCATTTGTTTTAGGTTTTAAAACAGTAGTGATATTAGATTTAAAATCGTTTACTTTGTCTTTATTAAATATTAATTCGTTATTTCTACTTACAACAATTAATTTTGAAGTAGGTATGAAATATTGTACAGCACTGGGAATAACATCATTGGATTTAATATATTTTTTCCATTCCGGATCATATTTCCATTTCCATAATGTACGCTGTGAATCTTCTATATCATACTTCTTACTTACAAATTCAGTATAAATATCTTTCTCGTTTCGTAATTCACTTGCGAAAAAGCTTATACAAATTTCACTATGATTGACCGGTTTATATGCTGTTCTAGGTATAAATAACGGATCAATACAATTCATCTTTCTAAAGATAGGCTCGTGATACGCTCTTAACTCCTGTATCCTCTTTCTTTTTTGACTTGTATCCATATTATTAATTCTTAATTTTAACGTCTCGAGGCGGAGGTGGAGTTTCTACAATAGACATCTTTTCAAACTCCGCTCTAAAGAAACTCATTCTTGTATCTCCATTTCTAACTTTTAAGAAATGAGCTACTAATACTCTGTCATCATCAATTATCCATCTTTCAGGACCATAAATTCTTATATTTTTAGCTCCCGGTCTATTAAACGCTACTACAATATCAGCATGTTGAAGTAAAGCATCTGAACCGAATATGTCGGAGTCTAAAATATAATTACCATGTTTACCGTCACCAGTTCTTTCAACACTATCTACGTTTCTATTAAGCTGGCTTAAAATAATAAAAATTACTGGGTACTTTCTTTTCAATCTAGTAAGTGCCTCTCCTAGATGATAAAGGGTATCCATCCTGTCATTTTCAAAATTAGTTTTCTTAAACAATAATGAATGATCTACAGTGATTATACCTGGCACATACTGTTTATCATTTCCTACTACTTTAGCGTGATATTCAAACCAAGCTTCTATAAACTGCTCAAACTCATTTACAGTACAAGGATTTTCAACTATTTCGATAGGATCATTAACCTTTTCTTTAGAGTATTCAATACACTTTTTAAAATCATCATCACTTATCTTATAATTATCAGCGCTACATACTTGTTTATAAGATTTAGATAATACAGAAGAATATTCTCTGATAGCACCAACTTTAGCTACCATTTCAAACTGAAATTCTAAAACTCTAAAATAGGTATGTTTATTTAAATTAAAAGCCTCACGAATAATCTGATCTTTAATCATAGTCTTACCCACAGCTGGGCGACCACCTATTACAATCATACTATGCCATTCAAATCCATCAACAGCTGAATCATTAAACCTTTGCCAAGGAGTTTTAATACTTTTAATTAATCCGTCTTTTCTTAATTTAATATAGTTTAAAGCGTTTTTATAAGCTTCTCGTTTGGTTATCCAAGGTAGTTTACTCTCTTCCATCGTTATCAGTTCTATTTATAGACAGGAAAACAAATTTATAAAATCTTGTGAAAATAACAATAACAAATTCAATATATATATATTGAATAATGTTAATCTTAACAATTAAATTTCTTATTATCAAAAATACTATTACGCTTAATAGTATCGCAAATACAATCTTAAATAAGATTTTACCAAAATCAATCATACAACTTTTGTTTTAAAATAAGTATCCTCATCTCCATCTTTAATTAATTCACAATAATCAGCTAATAATGACTCTCTTATCTTTTCTTGAGTAGTTTTTATTATAAAATATTGAGAAGTTCTACATGACCTATAGTTTTCCGATTGTTGAACATTTAGATACTTTAAAGTAGCTTCGAATATAATATCCCAACTATAATCATAATCTTTAAAAAATTGAGAAAACGCATGTTTAAGTACCTTACTAGATACTCTAGCTGATTTACCACTAGGTAATACTCTATTAGGCCAATAAGATTTATACTTTTCTACTAAAGAATCGATATCAGGATCTAAAATCTGAGTAGGTACTTTTTTCTTAGGTTCTAATGTATTATCTATCTTTTTACAAAGATCTTTACCCTCATTGGTTACTTTATAATTAATATCTATGTAACCCTTTGTAACTAAACCATATAAGTCATTTTCAGAAACAACTATATAATCTATATCTAGTTTGTTAACCTTAGAATACAAACAGTAAAGCTGACTAATTGTTAGGTTAGTTTTTTTACAAAAATCAATTAGTTTTTTCATATGTTAAAATCTTTTTTGACAAAAAATTTGGAAATATTAGTAGTTATTGTTTAATTTTATACCCTAGTTATCAGTCACCATTTGTATTTGCTTATTTTAAGGGGGATCTTAATTGATCCCTCTTTCTTTTTACCAAACTATGGTATCTTTATTTAGTGATTTAAGTCTATTGTTAATTTTGTTAAATAAATCACCAGAATCCCAATTCTCTAGTTCCGCGTGAGCTGCTGAAGCGGGATGAGTACAACTTATTTTAAAGAAATTATCCGGTACTGTATCATAATATTCTTTGGCTTTATTACCCATAAAAACAAATATAGTATCATACATATCCATATTAAAGACTATTGTATCAATAAGATAAACTATAAAAGGTCTCCACAATAAATAATGACTACCTGGTTTTCTTTCATTAACAGTTAAAGCTGAGTTTAATAATAGAATACCTTGATCAGACCAACGTTTAAGATCCGGATTTCCATCATAATCATTTGAAACAGTTTTCTTTATCTCTTTAAACATATACTGTAAAGAAGGTTGTGGTTTACCTGTCATGCTACAACTATAAGCAAGACCGTCCGGAACACCTATATAAGGGTAGGGATCTTGTCCAATCATAATAATACGAGTTTTATCGTAAGGACAATACTCAAAAGCATTGAATACATCTTTTAAAGCTGGAACAAAGCGTTTACCTTCTTCTTTATCTTCAATAAGCTTTTGTATAATAATATCCATATCGGCACTCAGTATAAATCCTTTAAGTCTATTGCCCCAACCGGAAGAAACTAACTTATTATATACTTTAGATTTAATTTCTTCTATTTTTAGACTATGGTCTTTTGTATTATCGTTCATTTTATATAAATTTGTTTAAAATAATTAATTAATGGAAAATCAAAATAATAAACAGGTATTTGATGCGGTTGATCCAGAAGCTATGATAAATATCAATATACCAGGATACATGTTTATGAGAATTAACCAACTAATGTTTTCAGGATTAGGTATAACTAAAGCTGAAGAACTTATAGAACTAACTAATAAGGTTCGCGAAAATAATATAAATAAAGAAAACTCAAAAGAATATCACTTTGAAACTTTATTATACATAAACGCTTTAATTTCTGAAGAAGCTAAAAAGCAAAACAAAACAAAACCTTTTGAGTTAGATATGAACGCTCCTCTTAATAAAGATTAAGGTTTAAGAACTCTCCTATTTCTATAGCTGTTTTAATAGCTCTACTTAATTCTTCTTTAGAACAGTCTCTAAAAGATTTTAATTCTCCTTCAGGGGTAATTAATCCTGCTTGTATTTTTATATCCTCTTTAGCTTTAACAAAAGTATCACCGGTTTCTTCAGATATTAATCTAGCACACAAGTGTACTTTAGCTATTTGGGAATAAGTTTTACTTTCACCAACAACTTCAATAGTTTGTTCAACAACTGTTCCTTCCGCTAAACCTCTAAAAAAAGATTGTTCTTTAAAGGTTTCCGTATCATTTACCGATACAAGTACACCATCTCTAAATACTTTCTTAATAGTTATCAGCATATTCTTATGTTTTTTGTTTACATAAATTATCTACAAACTCATTCCAAATATTACCGTTATGCCCTTTAACCCATCTACATTCTACTATCATATTACGGTTTAAACTAAGTAACTTCTTCCATAAGGGTATATTAGCTACTGTTTTACCTTTAGAATTTTTCCAATCGTTTTTTAACCACCTATGAACCCATAACGTAAGACCTTGTTGTACGTATTGACTATCTGTATAGACTATGACTTTATAATCCGGATACTTTTTCTTACAATAAGTTAAACCCTTTATTATAGCGGTTAACTCCATTATATTACTAGTAGCATCATCAAATTTAAAAGTGGCAAATCTACCCAATACATCTTTATTTACAACAGCATAAGCACATACACCAGGTCCGGGATTAGTAGGGGCACAACCTCCGTCTGTATATAATTCAATTACTTTCATTATCTATTCAATTTTAGCTGTAAGATTACTATCTATAAGCTTTTTACATATAGGTTTTAATTTATTATAAGAACCTTGTTTAACAGCACATTTACCTTTATTGTGAACAATATCAGCACATTGACCAGCTTGCATATAGGTATGACTACAATAGTTCATAAGACAAGTTATAACCCAATCAAACGTATTATAATCATCATTATATAAAATAATGTTATAATTATTTTCCTGATTTTCGCTTTGTAGGTTTTCGTTTAACTGTTGTTTTTCTAGTTGTTCTATCATTTTCTGAACATTTTTGACAAGGTTTTAATTCTTTAGATATAAAGTTTATAATATCTGTATACTCTTCTAATGATAAAGCTATTGAATTATCCAATATAATATCAAGAATTTGTGATTGATCACATTTATTACAAAGGGGTCTAACCTTAGGTAAAATCTTGTCTATTAGGATATCTCTACTTAATATTGATGTATTCATGATCTAATTTTATTATTTTATCTTCATCAAAATCCGAAAGAGCTTTGTTTAACCACTCTTCATCTACAGTATCTACATAACATAAAACATGTACAATAGCTACCTGATTAACAGGAAGTCTCAGAGTTCGACCCAGCCTTTGAGCAAATTTACGTTCATTACCATATGAATGTAATATAATAGATTGTTTTAGATCTGGTACGTTAACACCTTCATTTAATTGAAGTACACAAGATAACTTATTGATTTGACCGGACTTAAACATTTCTAAATTTTCTTCAGAGCTAGAGTTTTTACTGTGATAACTATAAGAACATAACGAATCAGCTTGTTCTGTAGTATTAGCAAAGATAAGACATTTATCTTGTATACTATTAAATAAAGACTTAGCATATACTTCTTTTGATTTATAGGATTGTAAGTTCTTCATTCTCATTATCCTAGTAAATTTCATATCCGCCGGGGTAGTAGCATCATATATCCTTTGACAACTGTATTTATAATTATCATATTCAGATACATAAAATGTTTTACCGTTTTTCATTTTAATAGGTATATTCTTAGCTGCATCAAGTTTAATATAATGAACGTATATCTTGTAATTGTTTAAAATAGCATCCATTATAGCCGTATCCACAATATATTCATAAACTACAGGACAAAAGGAATCTACCATTCGTTTCTTATCCCCCATTCTAGGAGGAGTTCCGGTTAACCCTAAAATAGACCCATCATATTTGTTTAAAAAGATAGCATTTTTAACAGTCATAGAATGACACTCATCTAAATAAAACTTAGTATAATCTAAAGAGTTCTTATCTAATGATACATAAGTTGAAAACGTTATCCTATCTAATAAATGTTCTAATCCTAATCTATGAGCTTCAGCTTTCCAAGTATCAAAAATTGATTTCTTTGGAGCTATTACTAGAAATTGTCCGGTTGGATAGTTAAGCATATCATATAAACCTATGAGTGTTTTACCAACACCCATTGAAATTCCAACACTACATCGTTTGTAGTTTTTAATTTTTTTTAACGCTTCTTCTTGTATATCATCCTTGTTCACACTATTTCTTTTTAAATTGTTCAAATAATTCTTCTGTTGTATAATACCTCATATCTAAACCAATCCAATTATTTTTAGATGTAGTTTGAAAATCTTTAATTCTAATCCATTCAGCAAATTCAATAGCCTCACTATATATTCTTTCAGCTTGCCAATTAGCACCTGCAATAAATGACATTTTTGATGTTAAATTTTTTATAGGGTCAAGCCACATATTTTCAGCAGCTTCTTCAAGTGTTTCATTTTTCATATTATTTAGTTTTTATAAACCATTTATCACCTCTTTTTACAAAAAATAAATTAGGATTATAAATTATATCCCCATTACTTAAATACTCGACATTTCCCATATTTAAAACATCAAGAATATCACCAGTTTCAAAATCTTTTAGTTCTAATTCTTCTTTAGGTTCTTCTTGTATCATTTCAATAGCACAAGGCTCACATTGCACTGCTCTTTTATCACCTGTAAATTCTTTTTTACAAGTGATACAAGTACAAGAATAATAACCTGGTGCATAACCACCTATTGGATATTGTTTAGGTTCTTCTTGTGAAATGATGATTTTGTAAGTATCAAATGTACCCTTTGGAACATATTCTTTTTCTAACATTTCTTCCATTGGACTAAGATTATAGCTACCTTTCTTAACCTCAACAAACTCACAACTTGGATTCTTAACAAACCATTCTAAGAAATCATCATCAATAGCTTGTACACCATCTTTGATTAATTCTTGGTCTGTTGTCAATATGACTTTTTCACAACCTTTATGTGGTGTGTACTCTGCTTTGAAAATCATATTACAATCGGGTTTCCAAAAATAATCACCTGCTTTAATTACTTCATCATTAGTGATGTAGGTGTTTTTCCAAGTATGTGTTTCATTAGTAGCAAAAGGACTATGTTCTTTTAACATTAAAACAAATGGTTTATCGTTTCTTGTTACTAACTTACTTGGTTTATCTGTTGGTATTAAATAAATGTTCTTTTTCATCTTAATTCTTTTTTACAATTTCAATTAACTTCTCAAGACAAGCAAGTTCTGCTTCTTCGTAGGTATGAAAATATGCAGCATATTGAGTTGAAGTATGCTCACCTGATAATACCCAACAAAATGTGGATTTATTGCCTAATTCCATTGTTATCCAAGAATATAATTCATGTTTCTCTCTAAACCATCTTAAAACCAAAGCTTGTTCTGAAACTCTTTCAGCACTATTTAATGGTAAATCATCTAACTCTTCTATTGTAGTAGCAGAATAATGTATATAACCAAGTTTATTTAATTCTTTAAATATTTTCATTATTACCCAAGTTTTAAAATTTTAGCTATTTGTATAATGTCGTCATGCTTAATTTCTTTACAACCTACTTTAAGTCCATTAGGTTTACAATCCCAAGTTGATTCTATATCAGAAGAAAATTGTTTTAACACACTTACACCATGAAATTCTTTTTGATATTCTAAATACTTAGTAATATTTTTATGAATACAAATCAAATCTTTCCAGACGTTTACAAAATAATAACATTTATATTGTCCTATAAGTATTTGACCGTCACAAAAAGAATGTAAATCATAATAAGTTATTTCATCTTTAGTAGCTAATCTTTTCCAAGTATTAGGATTATTATTAACAGCTTCTATTGAAGCATAATTAGGTCTCCATTCTTTTTGATAATCATTTTTATAAACAACAGTAGTATAAGCTTTCTTTTCTCCTTCATGCCAAACCCAATCACCTACTTTAAAATTATTCATAGGTGTTTCTATTACTTCAAACCAATCAGATAATTCTATATCTAAAAGGTCTTCTTTATATTTACCATTTAAATAATCAGCTAAAAATTTATAAGAATTATGAGTATTAATAAGGTAAGAATATTTAATTCTAAATGCTTCTGGAGATAAAATAGTATATGCTTTATCAAAAGGAGTATCTTTTAATATTTTTATATTATATTGAAACATTTCTATTTATTTTATTAAAGTTAATGGGTACGCTGGTTGTTTTGAATTTTCCATATTGACCTATGATTTATAAGTTTTAAAAATTACCATACTATAGAAACCTGAGCTTCATTAACCATAAAATATAAAGTCTCGTCGATTTCTACTATTTCACTATGTTCTAAAGATGTTCCTAGATATACAAAATCTCCTTTCTTTATAGTAGTACAATCAGATCCTACCTCGAATACTTCTAAACGGGTATATCTTTTAATAAATTCTTTATCTAAAGCTTCTCTAGCTTCATCAGATAGTTCAATAACAGAAACCGGTCTTTCAGGTTTCTTAATTAAAAGTCTTTTTCCTAATAGTTGCATAATTTATTTATTTATTGATTAATTAATATTTAACAATTTTTAAATGTTTTATTAAAATATTCTATCGTAAGTAGTTGATACTGTTATTTTCATTGTGTGGTATTATTTCTTATATACGGTAGTTATACGCAAGCACTACTGACCGCTTCCAAAAGAACATCTGCGTGACAAGCACAAGAAAGCGAACAAAAGCAAGCTAAATCCTTACCTTTCAAATCTTCTAACTTTAGTCGTTTATATTTAAGTTCTCTATTCAAATGCTGTTTATAAAGTTCTAAACATTGTTCAATAGTCTTGCACATTTCCCATTTAGGATTGAATGGATTTATCAAA